ATACCGGATATACCAGACAGTGTTAGTGGTGGTATGTTAGATATTATAGACAGAGCCAGAATTAATATAGAATGTTATACTGGCCAGACTGTAGGCAGTGTTGGTATTGCTGAAAAGTATCAACCAGCATTATTAGCCTGTTCTAAAAAAGAAGTATTATCGAGTATGATGATGGAAGGTAGTGATAGTAATTCATTAAAACTTGGTCCTTGGAGTACTAAAAAGGGAACTGGAAGTAATGTTAGTGAAGCTTTAAAATCAGCAAATGCTGAATGTCAGAGATTAATGAATTGTTTAGGTTTTGGTACTAGAATGTATAAATCAAATGGATAAAAATGGCTCCTACACTAAATCAAATGAGAGAGGATTTTCACAATACTCTATTAGAGAACCCTATGACTATAAGGCTTCAGTATTTCGATAGGACTTTTAGTGGGGCTGATTATGATAATGCTTTCAGAACGCAAAGTGGTTCTGATATTTGGGCTACAGGTATGTATTTTCCTGTTGGTATGAGAGAGGCTAATTATTTGGCGCAGGGACGTACTATACTTGGTGATTCACAGCTTTTCTTACACGGTAGCGTAGTTGTTAATGAAGATTTAAAGATTGCTCTAGGGAGTCCTATTGGGGCTGGTAGTATATATTCTGTCAATGAAAAAGGTATTCTCGATTGGGGTGGTCCTGACGGAACAGTATATAATCAAATATTTATACGTAACCTAAATGGAGGCTCATTTTATAATGAGTATTAGATAATGGTTGTTAATTTTAAAGTTGCAGGTATTATTGGGGCTACAAAAGCCTTAGATAGAATTGGTAAAGAAATTAAAGAAGGTATGGTTACTGGCGTAGATAAAGCTACTTTTTTCCTTCAAGGTGAAGTAAAACAAAGTATTGCAGGTAGAAAAGCCGAAACAAAAAGTGTTGATACTGGAAGATTATTAAATAGTGTAGAAGCTAAAACTTCTAAATTTAACGGTTTTGTTTTAAGTAATTTGTCTTATGCCCCATATATCGAATATGGGACTACTCGAATACCAGCCAGAAGACATTTTAGAAATAGTAGGGATAGAAGTAGAGGTAAAATAAGGGATTTTATTGGTGGCAGTATAAAAACTAGAGCTTCCAAAAAATTTGATATTCCTAAAATTCCACCACTATAAATATATATTTTTTACATAGTAATTTATAAATATTAAAAATCATTATATAATATAAAGACTAAATACAAGCGAGTATTATAAGTCGCCAAGCGAGGCATCATAAAAATGGCTATATCAACAACAGCCCCAATATCTACTAGTGTGAAGTTTATAAGAGACCTTCTTAATACAGAGCTTACTGACCCTTTAACTAGAGCTGGAAATGAGGCGTTTGTGATGAGTTCCTACCCAGGTAGAGACGTTCGATATCCTATTATTACAATTAAATCAGAGGGTACTTCTCAAGTTGCACGTCTTGGCATGAGAGCTGAATCTGATTTCTTACTATTAAATTTTGAAATAAGAGTGTGGGCTAAAAATGAAAGACAAAAAGACGAATTGGCAGAACAAGTTTATACTGCTTTGCGCCAAAATCAAACTAATACTTCTACAGGAACAATAGATAATTGTTTATTTGGATTTATATTAAATGGGATAGTTGATGTTGATGAAACAGGACTACCTGGAATAAAGAGTAAAGTTATGAGCGTAAGTTATAATGTTTTTGGATTAGGGTGAATAAAAATGAAAATTAAATTAATGTATATTGGTACAACACTTCCCAAAAAAATGTATGAAGTTTTAGAAAATAAGGTTGAAGGACTTATGAAAACTGGGGAATGGGAGTATTATGATAAGCAGGATGAAAAGCTTGCCGATAAAAAAGAAGAGTATAAAGGAGAAGTAATTGAATTAAAAGGTATCGGAACCAAAACAACCGAAAAAATAATTAAAAAATATCCCACTATTGAAGTATTATTTAATGCCTCACATAAAGAATTATATGATTATTTAGATGATAATGATGTAAAATTATTAATAGAAAAAGGATATGTAAATAAGGAGGATTAAAAATGACATTTTATGTAGGAGATAAAACACAAGTTTCATTAAAATTTGAATCTGGTGCTTACGGAACCCCTAGCGGTAACGGAATATGGCCAGGAATGGCACAGACTGTAGGAATTGATGAAAATATTAACTTAAACCCAGTAAGATATATTGGTGGAGATAGTAGAAATGTTAGTCAATTTGTGAAAGGACCACAAGATTATACTGCTAGTTTAAGTTTATACCCACAAGATTTTAGATTATTAGGTTTTGCATTAGGAAGTATAGCTAGTGCTGGAAGTCCAAGCCCATACACACATACACTTAAAGAAGTTAATCACGATAAATGTCCATTTCCAAGTTTACAAATGGAAGTGGCACAAAAAGGATGCTATCCAGATGCTTCAGGACTTAATTTTATTAGAAATTTAACAGGTGTTGTAGTTAATACATTAACAATAACCTCTGCTGAAGGAGAGATAGTTACTTTTGATGCTGATTTACTGGCCCAAGATGTTGAGTATTCAAGCGGTGCGGTAACAGCGGTAACAGCAAATACTGATAGACCATTTTTATGGAGCGATACAATAGTAAGTATCCCGAGTGGAACAGCGGTAGCTAATGTTACTAATGCAACAATGACTGTTAATAATAACTTTAGAGGACCACATTATTTAAATGGTAGCGAAGTTATTGCTCAACCAATAAGTCAAAGTAGAGATTATGAAGTATCCTTAACTCTCGATGGTGAGCAGACTAAAACTAAAGAATATTATGACCAGTATTTTATAGGTGGTAGTAGTTTCAACATGCAAATGCGTTATGTAGCTAGTGCTGGAAGTAGAGATGCGGTTGTAACTTTTAGTGGTTGTAGAATAACAGACATGGATGTACCAACACCTAACGAGAATGTTATACCACAAACAATATCTATTCAACCACAAAGTTGTAGTGCGGTAGTAGCTGACACAATAGAAGTTTATGGCTTCTAAATTTTTTAATTTTTAATTTTGAGGTGAGACAGAATGATTATGAAAAGAGAAGAAGGGTTATTTGAAAGGGATGAGAAAGAACAATTATTACCGGTAGAAGTAAAATTAACTTTACTAAAAAAGACTAAAATGGTTGATGGAAAGGAAGTAATTATTAAAGAAGCTCCTACAGTAAAATTGATTCCTATGCCTAGAGGTAAATGGGTTAAGGTTTCTAAATTAAAAGAAGACGAGCAGGAAAAAATAGTTTTAGAAGAACATTTAGTAGAACCTAAATATACATGGGAAGAAAGAGAAACTAAAATGAAACCTATGTTTATGCCTGCAGTAATGAGTGCAATAACCGCAATAACTTTAGATATTTCATTAAACAAAACTAATGAGGCAACTAAAAAAGAATTGACAGAAGCAGAAGAAATGGCGTTAAAAAAAAAATTAAAAAATCAAAACAACGACTCACCCTCTTCCTCCATGAGCAAGGATACAACTTCTTCAACATTGGGAAACTAACTTATAGAGAAATAAATTATTTACTAGATGCCTTTGCTTCAAGAGAAGAGTATAGGGAAGCCGAAAGAAAAAGATTAGCAAGAAAAAATAAAAATAAAAGTAGGAAAAGATAAATGGTAGGATTAGGAAGTATAGCGGGTGGGGCATTAGGTGGGGCAGGTGTAGTTATTGCTATTCAAGCTGTCGACCAATACAGTAGTCAATTTAAAAGAGCCACTACTACTTTACAGAAGTTTAAGGGAGTAGCTAAACTCGTTGCAGGGGCTGTTGTTGTTGGTATGGCCGCTATCGGTATTGCTAGTTTAAAATCCGCTGCTGACTTTGAAGTTACTAAGAAAAGCTTTGAAGTAATGTTAGGTAGTGCGGAAAAAGGACAGAAGATGCTTAAAGACTTAGCAGAATTTACTAAAGCTACTCCTTTCCAACTTAAAGAATTAGAAACAAGTTCTAGAATGCTTTTAGGAATGGGTATTGAAGCAGATAAAGTTATTCCAACAATGAAAAGTCTTGGTGACGTAGCGGCTGGATTAGGTATTGAATTCGATAGGGTAGCTTTAAATTTTGGGCAGGTTAAATCTCAGGGAAGATTAATGGGTACAGAATTGAGAGATTTTTCAAGAGCAGGTATACCAATAATTGCAGAATTAGCTAAGAATTTAAATGTCGCAGAATCCGAAATAAAAGATATGGCCAGTGCGGGAGAAATTTCTTTTGCTATGGTTGAAGAAGCTTTTGCTACTATGAGTGGTGCTGGGGGACAGTTTGCTGATTTAATGAAACAACAGATGGATACTGCTAAAGGTCAAATAAGTAACTTACAAGACGCTATGGAACAAACTAAAAGAGAGATTGGCGAAGGATTATTACCGGCGTTCAAAGAATTAACAGCAACTCTTGACGAAAATAAAGAAGCTATTGGGGAAGTTGCAGGTGTTTTAGGTAAGGGTTTTAGTAT